CAGACGATCAATAGTTTCTTCAATCGTAGACATGGTGTTAGTTACCGTAGTCATAGCCTGTTTTACTTTTGGAAACACACTTTCGCGGCGTTGCCTTTCTTTAACTGGCAACCCTTCCATTGCTTTGGCTGGCGTTAGGCGTTTTTCCACCGCCGTTTGTTTAGTAACAACAATAATTTTTGTTGGGTCGTTTGGATCAATAACTTCTATTGTCCCAGTGCCTGCTGCTCCACCAGCACCACCCACGCCAGCAACAGGAACACGAACCAAATCATCGTATTTGCCACTAACGTTAAATTTCTGAATAGACGCAGGCGTAAAATCGTTAGTGCTGACGGTCCCAATGTTTTTAGTAGGCTGCGTATATAGCGGTACTGTTGAGCCGGGAGCCATTAAAGAAGCACCAGGGCTTACAACCTGCGGCCTTGTCGCCGCAGCACGTTCTGCTGGTGACATCCCATACATTGAAAGTAATTTTTTTCTTTCATTAATAGGCACACCTAGCATTTCACTAAGTCCATTTTTAGCGATTGCTTTAGCTGCGGCTGGAAATGTAGGGTCGGCCTCTATAGCTTGCATAACCGAATTAATCTTTTCATTTGAAGGGTTGCCGCTTAAATCCAGCATTATGCGGTCTACGTTTTTCCGCTGTTGTTCCCGTATGTCGCCTTGCATTTTTGAACCCGTCAAAGCTGCGTTTCGCGCCTCAGTAAGACCTTTTATGGCAGCAATACCGGGCGTACCAAACTGCGCTAAAGATGCCAAATTTTCTGGATTGTTTTGGTCGAAAGTAGGGTCTTGCAAACGCCTGTATAGCGCATTCTGCTGCACATCACCTCGCTGTGCTGTCCCCAATTGGTACTGAGCCAACGCATTCTGGTTCTGAGCCTGCTGTATCTGCGCGATTCTGCCGTACTGCTCCAGCGGGTCGGGCATCTTAAATTGCGCTCCTTGCGCTATCATTTCATTGAGTGCCATGATTTATCCTTATGCGTATGACGAACGCCGAGATTCGCGCAAAATGTCCATCATCTGGTTGGTGTTGTATTGCTGGTTAAGAGCGACACCCAGATTGTTAAGCGAGTTGCCTGCGCCTAAATACCCTGCACCAGTGGCCTGACCAGCTTGGCCCATCAAGTTAGCTGCGTTCGTGCCGTAGTTGCCCATTGCCGTGTTGGTGGCGTTGGTAGCGTTTGTGCCGCCGGTCATTGCGTACATCAGGGGGTCTAGTTGATCTGCGCGGTTTTGACGGCTGTAATTGTAGGCTCGGTTAAAGGCGCCAGATTGGCGGTCTTGATTTTCTTGAAAACGTCTTAGGGCGCTTTCGCCAGTGTTCAGCCTGTTTGCCATCTCTGCTGTAGCGCGTTGCGGGGATAAAAATAAACCTCGTGAAGCAAGGTTTCGATCAGTTGCTCTATTGGCATTTCTAAGGGCATCTTGACGAATTACATCTGATTCAAGGTCTGCTTGGCTAAAGTTTGGTGGTAACGAACTAGGATTAAAACCTTGCATAGTAAACGGCTGAACAGCAGAGCCGTAGCCCATTGCGTTGGTGTTTGGCCCTAACCCAACCAACTCGCCGTACCGATTACGCGCCAGATTGCCAAGCGTTTCAGCACCTTGGTTACGCGCGGCCATTGAGTTGTAGATGCGCTCTTGCAGCGCCAATGCGCGGTCAGCAGCGTCTACTTGGGCGCCAGCGGCTCGTTGGCCTGCGTAGGCTTGCGATAGGCCACCAATCGCTGACCCTGCGCCCTGCAAGAAGCCTGGGCGCAGATAAAACGGCGTGTCAGAAGAACCACCATAAGATACTGGCGTTGACCCCGCTGCCATCATTGCAGCATCTAAACCACTGTAGTCGGCTGGGTTGTACGACACGGGACTTGACCCAGCAGCCATCATTGCAGTGTCTAATTCACCGCCACCGCCGCTGCCAAGCGCAGCTAAAAATTCATCAAACCAGTCCATGATCGTTCTCCTTGTTACCCAACCTAAGTCGCAGGAGTCTGCGCTGTAAGCAAACCGTTTGTAAAAGTCATGCTGCCGTTTGCGCCGAGTCCTGTCAGTTTAGCAGTCACGATTGTGGCGCTAACGCCAGCAGTGGAAGTGCCTGTCCCGCCGTTGGCTATGGGCAGGATACCACTGACTTGCGTAGTCAGACTCACCCCACTCAGCGCACCGCCAAGGGTTAGGTTGCCTGCTGTGGTGACTGTGCCTGTCAATGTGATGCCGTTGACCGTGCCAGTGCCGCCTACGCTGGTCACTGTGCCAGCACCTAGGTTGGCTCGGGCTGCTGCGGCTGTCGTAGCGCCAGTTCCGCCGTTTGCTATTACCAATGTGCCTGCCAGCACTACCGCGCCAGTTGTTGGGCTGCTGGGCGTAAACCCAGTTGTGCCTGCGCTAAAACTTAACAGGCCGCTAGATGCCACGGTTATCGTCCCGGCGCCGTTGGTCACGGTGATGCCAGCGCCAGCAGTCAAAGTGTTAAGCGTGTAGCCTGTGCCGTTGCCGATCAGCAGCTTGCCGTTGGTCGGAATCGTGCCTAGACCTGTGCCGCCGTTGATGACCGGCGTGATGCCAAGGCCGGAGCCGGTGATGGTGTAGACGTTGTTGAGCCAACGAAACCATTGAGTCGTGATTTGCCCGTCTTGGGTAAACATTACCCGTGGCGCAGGGATTTGGGTGACGTTTGCCATATCAACTTGACGTTGGACTCAACACCAACTCAGCACCCATAATGGCGATCTTTACTGGGTCAGTACCGCTGACCTCGTAGACCCGATCCCTAGACGAACCAAGCCGCCGCCAGAACGTGCGGTATCCAAACTCACCAATCTTGCCCATGCTAGTCCAATGCTCACTTGACCAGGTGTGACCGCTATCGTCGCTCCAGCGCAGCATAACTTGCGGGTCATAGCCTGGTGTGGCTAGGAATGATTCGGTGACAATATCCGCGCCGTCGATGTCTGGGCCGGTGTAGGCAAAAGTCACCAAGTTCTCACCCGGCAAGCCCAAAGACGGTTCAGTGATGATTTCAAGGCCCGACTCGGTTGCCAGATATTCCCAATCAAACTCGGCAATCAGTTGGTAGCTTGGCCCTGCTGGTGGGACGTTTGCCGACTCAGTAAGGATGCCGTCAGCAGTTTGCTCTGGCGTAACGCCCAGCCCTACGCCTGTCTCAGCGTCAAGCTGCAAGGTGTGGTGGGCTGTGCGCTTGAGATTGTTCTGGCCTGACGGCAGCGCCCTCCATGAGCGTAGCCACTTTTGGATGCCGCCGTTGTCAGCGTACACATCTAAGTCAAAAGCGTAGATATTGCCGTTAACGTAGTCGCCCACCAAAATCTCACTGTTAAACGCTATCTGGCAGTTTGACCTGTGGCGCATGAACAGGCCGTTGTCAAACCCAGCACGTTCATGCCACGCCTGCGTAGACACATCGTAGACCCAAGTGGCGTTGCCGGTGGGAAATGTCAGGACGTAGAAAGCATGGCCTTCTTGCTGGTAGGTGTAGGCAATAGCGTCAGAAATGTCGCCGTATTGAGCAATAGCAAACTCAATAGCGTGGGTGCTAACCCGAGTGCCGGTGTAGCCATTGGCTCGGTAGACAATGCCTTGGCCTCGCGCATCTGCGCCTAGCCAGAAGATGCCGTTGTCCAGCTTGGCAACAGAGAAAGTTGCAGCGCAGCCAATCTCATTAAACGCGCCCTGGATCCGAGTCATGGGGAAGTCGGCAGCGCCAGAGTCGTACCAGACCTCAACTGAGTTAGTGCCAAACAGCCAAATCTGCCCGTGGTCAATAATCATGCTGACCAAACCATCAGGCGAACCCTCGGCACTGGCAAAGTCAAGCGGGTCAACGGAGGATCCGTCCAGCAGTTGCGTTACCCAGAATACTTGGCTGTTTGGTTGAATAAAGACAAAGTAACCGTCCAAGTAGCCAACTACCAACGCGCCAGCAAAATCAACGTCTGTGATCTGGGCAAAGACTGCCGTGCTGCTGTTGTAGATGTAACCCGGCCCATTGGCCGCAATGAACAACTGAGTGCCGTTGTCGCTCATGCTGACCGGGCCAGTGCCTGCTACCGTGCCTCGCAAGGTGGCTACATAGCCCGTGGTGAGGCTGTAGAGTTCAGTGCCACTAACCACATAGGCAACGCCGTTAAACGTCCACAATCCCCGTATTGGCCCTGTCCCAACCGTTGCCAGCAAGTCAAGCCCAGGCGCCCGGTTTAGAAACCCGCCTGTTTGCCCTCCATCTGGGACGATTTCTGGGAACAAGTTGACGCATCGATTATCTGCGGCATT